GGCTGAGCGAGTGCATGCGCGTCGTGCGGCCTGGTGGCGTCGCTGCGCTGTTCACTGACTGGCGCCAGCTGCCGGTCACGTGCGACCAACTGCAGGCCGGCGGCTTCGTGTGGCGTGGGATCCTGCCATGGAACAAGCCCGGGTCCCGGCCTACGCAAGGCCGCTGGGCGAACTCGTGCGAGTACGTGGTCTGGGGCACCAACGGCCCGCGCTCGTTCGATGAGCTGGGTGGGGCGACCCTGCCGGGATTCTTCGACGAGCCCACACCACGCGATCGCGCGCACATCACGCAGAAGCCTATCGGGATCATGCGATCGCTGGTGCGGATCGTTCCTCGTGGCTCTGTGGTGCTCGATCTGTTCATGGGAGGCGGCACCACCGGGGTCGCCTGTGCCCTGGAGGGCCGCCGCTTCATCGGGGTCGAGATGACCCAGCACCACTTCGACTCCGCGTGCCAGCGCATCGAGCAAGCGGGCCTGCAGGGCGATCTGCTGAGCCACGAAGCGGTACCGGCTGCGCAGCAACTGGAGATGGACACATGACCGCCGTCACCCGCCCCGCGCTGACCCAGGCCGCGCAGCTTGTGCAGGCAAACCGCCGCAGCCGCACCCGTGGCATGACATACGGGGAGCTGCAGGCGCTGCACATCAGCACCAGCCCACACAAGCGCCTGGCCGAGTCCGGTAGCGACTGGCTGCGCTCGCATGAGCTTCTGACGCGGTTCAAGCGCCGGGATGGGCTGATCGCGTTTCGGATCGTGCGCGCCACGAAGTGGACGGCGTGACATGGCCGGTGGTATTGATTGGTTCCGGTGGCATCACGGCAGCGTGAGCGATCAGAAGTTCATCCTCGTTGCGAGGCGGTCCGGCGCGTCCGTCGCTGAAGTCATCGCGGTGTGGGCCTGCCTGCTTGAGGCTGCATCGGCATCGGACCGGCGCGGCAACTTCGGCGCCGTGGACTATGAGGCGATGGATTGCGCCCTGGGCATGCAGGACGGCCGGGCGCAGGCGATCCATGAGGCGATGGCATCGCGTGGCGTTGTGACGCCTGGCGGCGATGTGGCCGCATGGGAGAAACGCCAGCCGAAGCGCGAGCGCACAGACGACAACAGCACTGACCGCGTGCGGGCGTTTCGTGAGAAGCAACGCCAATCTGAGCCATGTAACGCCACGGAACGCCAAGAAACGCCTAGAGGAGAGGAGAGGAGAGAAGAACAAATACAAGAAGCCCCCCCCGCTTCGCGGGTCCCCCCCGCTGACGCGGGACGCAAGCCCCGGGCACTCAAGCGATGCCCTGACGATTTCGACGCCGACCCACTCCGGGCATGGGCTGCTGCAGAAGCACCCCGAGCCGACTTCGGCCGCGAGCTGGCGAAGTTCCGGGACCACACGTTCAAGGCCGCTCACAGCGACTGGCCGGCAGCTTTCCGCAACTGGCTGCGCAGGGCATCGGACGACGCGGCCAAACGACCGCAGTCATTCCAAGACCGCAAAGCCGCCGAGGCTGGGAAGTGGATGAACCCGCCCAGCACCCGAACCGAATTCGACTTCATCGACATGGAGGCTCCCGATGCCGCCCCCCTTGCCCTACGTTGAACGCATCCACCAGCGCCTGACGGTGCGCTACGGCTCGGCCTGGGTGAGCAAGTGGGCCGGGGTCGATCAGGCGGCGATTCAGGCGGACTGGGCCGAGCAACTCGACGGCATGCAGCCGGAGAACATCCGCAAAGCGCTGGACAACCTTCCGCCTGAGTTCCCGCCGACCGCTACGGCCTTCCGCGCCCTGGGCGTCATCAACGAGGAACACAAGCCAGCCCCGATGCTGCCGCCGCCTGACCCGGTGGGCATGAAGCGCATCGGCGAAAGCCTGCAGGCGGGCCGCACGGACTTGCCGACTCCAGGAGAGTGGATGCAGCAGCTTCGGAGCGATGTTGAGGCAGGCACTGCCAGCCGGGCACGCAAGGAGCATTACCGCATTGCCGTGGCGAATGGCTACTACGGTGGCGCGACCGTGGCCCAGGTGGGCGACTTCAAGTCGATCCCGCGTGACCACTGGCCCGCGTCGATGCGAGGCGCCGCATGACTGACGACACCCGCGTGACCTGCACGACATGCGCATACCTGCGCAACGGCTGGTGCAGCCAGGCGAAGCGCGCAGGCTTTGTGCCGCAGCGAATCGAAATCGGGCCTGCGCTGGCGAATCTGCCGCAGCACTGCCCGGCGTACAAGGAGAGGAAGCAATGAAGCCAAAACGCACTGACGGTGTGCGCCACTTGCAGGACATTCTGGACCGCTGCACTGTGGACGAGGACACCGACTGCTGGCACTGGCAGGGCGCCATGTCGCGGCGGCGCAATGGCGCTGTCTGCCCGCACGTTGCCCTAGCCCCCGGCGTTGTCGGCAAGGATCGTGTCAGCACCAGCGCAAGCCGGTCCGCCTACATCCTGTCGGGGCGCAAGGCTGAGGGGCTGAAGGTGTGGCGCACGTGCGGCTGCCTGGACTGCTGCAATCCGCAGCACATGAAGGCCGGAACCAAGGCCGAGGAGGGTGCATGGCTGGCGGCGGCCGGCGTGCTCCGGGGTCATCCGCACAGGTCGGCGGCGGGCAAGCGCGCTGCATCGCGGCGCACCGTCCCGCCCGAGAAGGTGGCCCGTGTGCTTGAGTTGATCAAGGGCGGGGTGCCGGTCGAGAGGATTGCCGAAGATGTGTCGTTGCACAAGGCCACGATTAGCCGAATCCGAAACGGACGGCACATTAGCCAGCGCGCACCGACCATCAGCAATGCGAGCGTGTTCGCATGGAGGCCCGCAGCATGACAATGCAGAGCATCACCACCAGCAGCCCCGCGTGCCTCGGATCGATGCTGCTGATTGCCAAAAATCCCGGGATCAAAACCGGCGAGATTGCGCAGCGCGGCGGGTGGTCGGTGTTCCACATCCGCAACTGCCTGAGATACCTGCGCAAAAAGGGCCGCGTCAGTTCGCGGCGCCCGGTATCCAACGGCGAGTGCCAGTGGTGGATCGGAAAGCAAGTGGAGCCGGTCCAATCCACCAAGCCGCGAAAGGTAAAGCCGGCGCCGGGTGTTGTGCGCGGGGCAACAAGCGTTTTCGCATTGGGTGCGCAATGAGTGCCATGCAGCGCACCAAGGGCGCAGCGGGAGAGCGCGAGGTTGCCGCCATCATCCGCGACCTGACCGGATGGGAGGTCAAGCGCCGCGTCCGGAACCATGCCGGGGACAGCGATCTGACCGGAATCCCCGGATGGTCGGTGGAGGTCAAGCGGCACAAGGCGGCAGGAAGGGCCGAAATCGCCGCGTGGTGGCGTCAAACGTGCAAGCAGGCCACTGCCCCACGCGATGAGGCGAGCGAAGGAAAAGCAACCGTTTGCATTCCGGTGCTGTTCTTCCGGCGTGATCGGGACGACTGGCGCGCAGTCTGGCCGGTGGCTGTCGGGCTGAAGCTGCAGCGGGCTTGCCAGTGGTCGGGCTATGAGTGGACTGTCGAGGGGTCCGTCGATGCCTGGGCGGCTGTTGCGAGGGATGCAGCATGACCTGCCCCTACTGCAAAGGCCCGTACTCGCTCAGCCGCTGCCCGGGGTGGCTGCTGCGGGGCCGGCGATGAAATGCGCCATGTGCGGCCGACCGCTGACCCTGCCGACCGTCGCAATCCCGACGCGAGCGGGACCGATGGCTTACGGGCCGGTGTGCGCAAAGCGGGCGGGGCTGATCCGACACAAGGAACGGGCACGCAAAGCAAGGCCGGCCGTGCATCGGGTGGATGAACGACAGGCGGATTGGGTCAGACAGGCGCAGGAAGGCCGCAGATCGGTCGATGGCGCCGTTTTTGGAGTGGGGGTGGTGCATGGGTAGCGACAGCGATAAACAATCGCCTCAGAAAGGCAGGCCGAGGGGTAAGCCATTCCAGAAGGGCGGCAGCCCCGGGCCGGGTCGGATCGCAGGAACGCCCAACAAGGTGACGCGGGAGTTCCGGGAGACAGTGCGGCAACTGCTGGACGACAACCGGGCGAACGTCGGTCGCTGGCTTACGCTGGTGGCTGAAGGTGACGGTACGGACCGTGGCCGCCCCGACCCTGGCAAGGCGCTAGACCTCATGGCGAAGCTGGCCGAGTTCGCGGCGCCGAAGCTGGGGCGCGTTGAGCATGTGGGTGAGGGTGGCGGGCCTGTGCGGTTCACCATCGACAGCAAGGATGCCGCCGCGTGAAGCTGACCGACCGCCAGGAGCAGGCAAAGGAGGTGCTGAGCGGCAGCGCGACACACTGCATGCTGTTCGGCGGTTCGCGCTCGGGGAAAACGTTTCTTCTGGTGCGTCAGGTCGTTCTGCGCGCACTCAAGGCCCCGGGGTCGCGTCATGCAATCTTCAGGTTCCGGTATAACCACCTGAAGGCATCGGTTGTGCTGGACACCTTCCCCAAGGTGATGCGGCTGTGTTTCCCGGGCGTTGAATGGAAGCCGCACAGTCAGGACGGCTACGCCGAACTTCAGGGTGGGTCGCAAATCTGGTTTGCCGGCCTGGACGACAAGGACCGCACCGAGAAGATTCTCGGCATGGAGTTCGCCACCGTCTACTTCAATGAGTGCAGCCAGATTCCGTCATCGTCGGTTGATACAGCGATGACGCGATTGGCGCAGAAGGCCGAGCAGACGATTCGGGGCGAGCCTGAGCCGCTGAAGCTTCGCGCCTACTATGACTGCAACCCGCCGACGAAAAGCCACTGGACCTATCGGCGGTTCGTGCAGAAGGTTGACCCGGAAACCCGCAAGCCGCTGGTCAGCCCTGACGACTACCAATCCTTCCAGATCAACCCGAAGGACAACCAAGCGAACCTGTCGCCTGAGTACCTCAAGACCCTTGCGTCATTGCCTGAGCGGATGCGTCGGCGGTTCCTAGATGGCGCGTACTCTGACGACAACCCAAATGCCTTGTTCCCTGAGCAGCACATTGATGCATGGCGGGTGATCGACGGCAAGACACCAGACATGGTGCGGGTGGTGGTGGCTGTTGACCCGTCAGGCGCTGATGATGTGGACAACGCGGACAACGACGAAATCGGCATCGCGGTTGTCGGCCTGGGCACGGACGGCAATGCGTACCTGCTGGAAGACCTGACGCTGAAGGCCGGACCGGCGACATGGGGGCGGGTGGCAACAACGGCTTTCGAGCGGCATGACGCATCGTGCATCGTGGCTGAAACGAACTTCGGCGGCGCGATGGTGCAGCAGACGATACAGGTCGCCAGGCCGAGAACGCCATTCAAGCCCGTGACCGCCAGCCGGGGGAAGGTACAGCGGGCTGAGCCGTTCAGCGCGCTCTATGAGCAGGGGAAGGTCCGGCATGTCGGCATGTTCCCCGAGCTTGAGGATGAGCTAGCCGGGTTCTCGACGCATGGCTTCACTGGCCCGCGCAGTCCAAACCGCGCCGATGCGCTGATATGGGCGCTGGCCGCGCTGTTCCCGGCGATCACGGCGAGCAAGAAGCAGGCGCCCGACTTCTCGAAATCCGCAGCCGTTGGCGCTGCCATATAGCGGGCGGATTGCGCAAGGGGCGGTTTTCCGCTAGGATCGCGCCCGATAACGCGAGCCCCAACGCAGTGATGCGCCGGGCGGGACATGGACGCTCTAGCCGAAGCAAAGACCCTTTTCCGCGAAGCTTCCGACGTGCTGGCCGATGAACGCGCCCGCATTGAGGAAGATTTGCGCTTTACCGATCCGGCTGACCCCGAGCAGTGGGACGACGCGGAGAAGCGCCAGCGTGAGAACGACCCGGGCGGGCGGCGTCCGTGCTTGGTCTTTGACCAGATCGGCCAGTACATCGAAAACACCGTGGGTCAGGTCGAACAGCGCCCGCCGTCGCTGTCTGTGCTGCCGGTGGACGGCAAGTCAGACAAGCGCGTTGCCGAGAAGTTGAACGGGCTGTTCCGGGCCATTGAATACGCGAGCCGCGCAGCCCAACACTACGCAGTAAGCCAGCGATCAGCGGCCCGTGCTGGTGTCGGCTACCTGACGCTGCGGCCGACTGTTGTTGATGCTGCGCTGAACTACCAAGAGCCGCGCATTGGCTCAGTCGGCGATCCGCTGCGGGCCATTCGCGATCCGTGGGCGACGGAGATTGACGGCTCTGACGCGACGTTCGGCTACGTGCTGTCGCCGCTGTCGCTGCGGGAGTTCCGGGCAAAGCACGGCAAGTCAGACCCGGTGTCGTTCGGCGCTGACGAACTGTGCACCCGCGATGATGAATCGGTGCTGATCGCTGAGGAATGGCGAGCGGTTGACAAGACCGTGAATTGCATCGTGCTGGCCGACGCTGACGGGCTGGAATACACGCTCACCGAAGACGACTTCTGGAAGCGCCACCAAGCCGGCGAGCAGCTTCAGGCGCTGCGCACGTACAAGGACAAGCGCCGCTCGATCATGTGGCGAACCATGAGCGGCGCTGATGTGTTCGAGGAAGTCAAATACCCGGCAAGCACCGTGGGCCTGATCCCGGTCTATGGCTATGTCGGCTTTGAGTCCGGCCGGCTGAAGTTTGCGGGCATGGGGCGCAAAGCACGCGATCAGCAGCGGGCGTACAACTATCACAAGAGCGAAGAACGGGCGCTCATGAACCAGATCGCCAAGGCGCCGTGGCTTGTGCCGCTGTCTGCGCTGCGCGACGAGAACATCAAGACGCTGTGGGATCGGGCTAGCGTCGAGTCGCGGGCCTACCTGCCGTGGGACGATTGGGACGCTGAGAACTCGCGCTCGATCCCGGCCCCGACGAAGATGCAGCCGGCGATTGACCTGCGCAATCACATCATGGCGGCGCAGGAAGCGCGAGACAACATTCGCGCCGCGCTGGGGATGTACGCGCCGAGTCTGGGCGAGCCGTCGAATGCTGTTTCAGGCGTTGCCATCGAAGCGCAGAAGTCGCAGGGCGAATCGGCGACGGCGCTGTTCCCCGCGCATCTGTCGGCCAGCGTGTCGCGGCTGGCGTCGATGTGCATTGAGATGGTGCCCAAGCTGATCGACACCAAGCGCCAGGTTCGCATGATGGGCCTGGACGGAACGGCGTCCACCGTGATGATGGACCCGGGCCAGCCGGAAGGCGCGGTCGAGTCCGAGGCCGGGCTGACGATCAACCCCAACATTGGCCGCTATGACGTGCGCGGGACGGTGGGCCAAGCCTTCACCACTCAGCGCACGCAAGCGCAGGCGGTGTTGGGCGAGATCATGGCGCGCAATCCCAATATGGCGCCGGTGGTGGCCCCGCTGTGGGCGATGAATCAGGACTTCCAAGGCGCCGACAAGCTGACCGAAGTGCTGATTGCTGGCCTGCCGCCAGAAGCGCGGGCGATCTTCAAGCCCGAGGAGTCCGGCAAGCCCACCAGCGAAGCGCTGATGCAGCAGAACTCCCAAATGAAGCAGGCGCTGCAGGAGGCCATTCAGCACGCACAAGAGGCGCAGGCCGAGCTGCAGGAACTGCACGAAGAGGCGGCGGCGAAAGAGGCCGAGATGCAAATCAAAGCCTATGACGCGATCACGAAGCGGCTGCAAGTCATGGGCGCGACGATCACGCCAGAACAGGTGCAGGCGCTGGTGATGCAGACGGTGCAACAGGCTCTTGTCGTGCAGCCGGAAGAAGAAGCGCAGCCCGAACAGTACGAGATGCAGCAGTTCCCGGCCGACATGGACGCGGGGATGCCGCCCGAAATGCCGCCCGAAATGCCCGAACCGATGGGGATGAATGATGCCGACGCTTAACGCCGCCCAAACTGCAACCGTCAGCCTGACGGTGCCGAATGCCTACCTGACCGTCGATTGCTCGTCGGGCGCTGTTGTCGATGTGTCGTGGGTCAGCGCGGGGTCGATTAGTGGCAAGCGCACGGTGCAGAACATCAGCGAGGACGTTGGGCCGTTCACGGATCAGACGGTGGTGACGCTTTATTGCCGCAGCGGGACGGCGAGCTACACGGAGGTCGGCTCGCAAATCCCGGCCCTGGTGTCAGGGGCTGGGAAGTCAAGC